ACTTGTATACGATGTATTTGAGCCCGTGTCAATATTTTGATACGCTTGAATAAATAACTCTCCAACAGAAATAGTTGAAGAAATACCTGTTAATCCCATTACAACAGGTGGACTTAAAGAACCAACAGAAACAGTTGCAGAAACTCCTGTTAATCCCATTACATTTGCAGGCGATATTGATCCTACAGATAAAGTTGCAGATTGACCTGTAGGAATTATAATAGGACTTGAATTAATTTCAATACTACCAACTGATGCTGTAGCAGAAACTCCTGTTAATCCCATTACATCTGCAGGAGCTAAAGATCCCACAGAGGCTGTTGCAGAAACTCCTGATGGAGTTACAAGTGGACTACTATTAATTTCAGGAGAACCTACACTAGCTGTAGCAGAAACTCCTGTTAAATCAAAAGCAACACTACCTATTATTGTAGGAGATCCAACACTTGCTGTAGAAGAAACTCCTGTTAATCCCATCACATCTGCAGGACTAATTGATCCTACACCTGATGTTATTTGTGATCCTAAAGCAAGAACTACAACTTTGTTAACAGAATCTCCATAAGGTTCTTCACCCCAACCATTTCTACCCCAACCTACAAGTGTTCCAACATTCGCTAATTCTCCTATTGCAGAAGTTATTGATAAACCTGATACGCCAACTACATCAGCGGCTGTTACTGTTCCAACTGAAACTGTTGAAGAAATTCCTGTTAAATTAACTAGAGTTAAAGGAAATCCTGTTGCGGTTCCTTGTGAAGAAGTAATAGATAAACCTGTAGGCTCAACAGAATATTCAACTCCCCAACCAGAGTTACTCCATTGTTGTCTTCCCCAACCTTCAACGTTAAAAGATTGTGGTGTTCCTAATGCTGTTGTTGCTCCGGGTGAAGATAAAGAAACTGTTATTTCATCATCTTGCCATGCGTTGGCTCCCCAAGTATTTGTGCCCCAGGTTGATGCCATAAGGAAGACCTCCTTATGCTAATCTTATGATTGCGTTAGTTGCGTCTGCTGTTGGAAATTGAATTGTAAAAGTTCCACTTGTTACGGTTTTATCACTACCAAAAGCGATAACAGCAACAGCTTTGTCAGATTGATCATCATTATATATTAATGCACCATTTGCAGTAAAAGATGCAGAAGTATAACTTACGTCTGCAAAGTCACAAAGTGCAGTTGTTCCAGAAGTTGTTGGCGTAACACTTGTAAGAGTTGCCCCACCTGCTGTGTATGCAGTCCCAGAAGAGTTAGTAATTTCGTTTGTTGTGTCGTAAGCAGTTGTGCTCGCACCCAAAGTTGCAGAGCTTGTGTATAAAGCTATT